CGCTACAGGAACTGCTGTTGTATCTGCAGCTGGAACATTAACATCGGTTACAATGACAAATACAGGTAGTGGGTATGGATCAGTACCTACTGTAACTATTACTTCTACCCCTACGACTACCACAGTTACTGCAGTAGACAGCGCCACTCAACTATCACTAGCTGCAGATATTATGGCAAGTGGAGAAACTTATACTATTAATCCATACAAGAAGTATGTATGTGATAAGTGGACGGCCCAAGAGACGTTGTCTGGAATTAGAACTATAACAGCAACTTTTACTAAAGTATTTGAACCATAGGAAGCAATTATGTCTGATAAAATTACCGTAGATATTCACGGGCTAGAGCCTGGAGCAATAATTGAATTGTTCGAATTAGATATGTCTACAGGGTCTGCGCCTTCTACTGAACCTATATTTAGGTGGCACTCGGGGCACAATGAGAACTACCAAGAAATTGTGTGGCAAGGAAATAAATACTCTGCATTTCCTATTGAGGCAGATGGCTTTGAGTTTTCAGGAAAGGGGGCGATACCTAGGCCTTCTCTTACAGTTGCTAATATAACTGGCACTCTATCCTCTGTAATATCGAATTATGATGATTTAGTAGGGGGTAAAGTAACTAGGAAGAAGACCTTCGCAAAATACTTAGATTCATATTGTTATACAGACGGGTTTCCCGTAGCAGGTGTATGTACAGGGGAGTCAGGGGCAGACCCCAGCCTTAGTAAGACTGATTGTTTAGACGCTACTAAAAATGGTTCGGCAGGTACTTGGACGGCATATAATCAGACTACGTGTGAAGCGGCAACTGGACCAGGTATATGGTACGTATCAGCACTAGCAGATGATACAGCACATTTTGCAGATGAAATATGGTATATAGATAGAAAGTCTGTAGAGACTAGGACTCATATAGAGTTTGAATTAACTGCAGCGCACGACATATACGGAGTTAAATTACCTTCTAGGACTGTAGTAGCAAATTCATGCCCCTGGCTCTACAAGGGAGTAGAGTGTGGGTATTCCGGTTCAAACTATTGGGATATCGATAATAACAGTACTACTTTAGCAAATGATGTATGTGCTAAAACTTTCATAGCTTGCGAGCTACGATTCCCAGAATCAGGCGAAAGCCCTTTTGGAGGCTTCCCCGGGGCAGGGTTGAATGTAGGGTGAATGAGAAAACATTAGAGGATTTTAGAAAGCATACTGAAAGCGAGTTCCCTAAAGAAGCATGCGGATTTATCATAGGGGTAGGTAAGAAAGAGAGGTACTTCCCCGCAAAAAATATAGCAGAATTTGCGGAAGAGCATTTTATAATAGATCCAGTAAGTTATGCAGATGCAGAAGATACAGGAGTTATTATAGGGATTTGTCATTCGCATCCTAATGAGGGGTGTGAGCCTTCCGAGGCGGATAAAGTTGCTTGTGAAACCTCTAATAAGCCTTGGCATATTTTAAGTTGGCCAGGTAACAGACTACACAGTTGGGATCCTTCAGGGTATGAAGCACCAATAGTAGGTAGACAGTTCAGTTATGGAATTTTAGATTGTTGTACATTACTTAGAGATTATTACAAAAAAGAGCTAAATATCGATTTTGAATGTTTCAGTGGCCAAGATGGCTGGTGGGATAAAGGTGAAAACCGATATTTAGAAAACTATGAAGAACAGGGTTTTGTTAAGATACTTGATGAAAATGATATTAAAAAATATGATGTCTTTTTAATAAAATTAGTTTCACCTGTACCAAACCATGCGGCAGTTTTCATCGGAGACGATAGAATTTTACATCACGTACACGGTAGACTATCCAATAGAGAAATATATGGGGGATATTGGAGAAAACATACCACGCACCATTTAAGGCACAAATCATTATGTTAAAGAAAGTAACACTTTATGGAGAATTAGCTGATAAGTACGGAAAGAGTTGGACTTTAGATATTAATTCCCCTGCAGAGGCTATAAGGGCTCTCTGTGCGAATAATCCAGGCTTCCGCGGATTTATGGCTTCATCTGCAGATAGAGGTATAGGGTACAAAGTACTAGTAGGTAAAAAAGAGTTAGATAATGTACTATGCGAAATGTCCAATCCTACTGGTAAGCAAGATATTAAAATTGTGCCAGTTATTGGGGGAGCTAAGTCAAAATTAGCTACTGTTATAATTGGAGCTATCATGATTTACGCAGCAGTAATGACTGCGGGTGCTTCCACTATTGCTACTGCACAAGCGGCGGCTACAGCTGCTGGTACTGCAGGGGGTACAGCGGCAGCGGGGACTATGGGTACTTTAAGTATGGGTGCTCAATTCACTATAGGTTTGGGAAATTTAAGTGGAATGTCATTAATGGCAGCAAAGTTTGGAGCAATGTTAGTATTAGGAGGGATTTCTGCTATGCTATCTAAAACTCCAGAGCCTCCTACCTCAGCGGAGAAATCACAGAACTACTCCTTCAATGGAGCTACGAATACAGTTAGACAAGGGGTCGCAATACCCGTACTATATGGGCAACTAATGATAGGAGGAGCAGTTATTAGTGCTGGAGTTACCCCAGAGGATTATACACCATGAGTACATATAACGTAACACAGGGATATGGAGGCGGAGGAAAAGGAGGGGGCGGGGGAGCCCCTAAAGAGGACGACGATTCTTTATTCTCCAGTTCTACAGCTAGGATAGTAGATTTAGTCTCCGAAGGGGAAATAGTAGGCTTGTTAGATGCAGAGAAGTCTATATATCTCAACGATACCCCTTTAAAGGACTCTGCAGGTAATTATAATTTTGATGAGGTATCCTACTATAGCAGGGAGGGCACAAACTCCCAAGCTTATATACCAGGATTTGCCGGAACTGAAGCTGAAGTATCAGTAGGGATACAGGTAAAGGTATCCTCCCCCGGAGCCATAATACAGTCTTTTAGTTCTACTATTGTGGATGCCGTACGTGTAGTAGTGTACACCCCTTCCTTACTGGACGGAACTAGTGATAAAGGAGACCTACATGGTTCTAGTGTTTCTTTTAAGATATATTTAGAAAAAGATAATAATGGGTCTTGGACTTTATTAAAAACTGCTACTTTTGAGGGTAAAACTACTTCCAAGTACGAGAGAGCATTCAGATTAGATATACCTACTGCTTGGAAAACTTCTGGGTTTACACAAATATCTATAAAGGTTGAGAGAACTACTGCAGACTCCACCTCTACTAAATTAAGTAATGATATATATTTTGGTTCTTATACTAAGATAGTAGACAACAAATTAAGATATCCTAATAGCGCGCTGATTGCTACGCAAATAAACGCTAAACAGTTCACTAGTATACCTAGAAGAGGGTACGAAATGAAAGGGGTAAAAATAAAAGTACCTAGCAATTATACAGCGTACGATCAGGGACATTGCTCTTTAGCAGGATATAAACGCAAGGATAGGTGCACGCAAGCGGGAGGCACTTGGACAGGAACCTCGCCTGGAGATACTTTGTACACAGGCTCGTGGGATGGTACATTTACCACCTCGTGGACTTGTAATCCTGCTTGGGTTCTATATGACTTATGTACGGATGAAAGATACGGATTAGGTAAATGGCTATCCGCTAGTCAAATGGATAAGTGGTCCTTATATGAAATCGCTAAGTATTGTGACTCAGTAGACAACTCAGGAAACTTTGTAGGAATAGATGATGGGTGGGGTAATAAAGAGGCTAGATTTGCATGTAACTTATACCTACAAAATAGGGAGGAGGCTTTTAAGGTATTAAACGATATAGCTGCAGTATTTAGAGGTATGATATACTGGCAACAGGGGCAAATCTCTGCTGTGCAGGACGCGCCCAAAGACCCAGTGATGAACTTCTCAGATGCTAATGTAATAGGAGGACTGTTCACTTATGAAGGCACTTCTAGAAAACAGAGGCACAATGTAGCTCACGTTACTTGGAACAACCCAGAGGCGTTATATAGGCAGAATGTAGAGTATGTAGAAGATGCCCAAGGTATCGTGAATGCCAACAACCAGATATTCTCTACGGATGTGGTCGCGGTAGGTTGTACTTCACAAGGGCAAGCTCGTAGAGTTGGCAAATGGATTTTATATACTGAAAGGTATGAGACGGAAGCTGTAACCTTTTCAACAGGTATGGAAGGTGCTGCCATACGCCCCGGAGACTTAATTAAAATAGCAGATTCCTCTAAAGCAG